CCATGCAAAAGATTTAATAAATAATTTAGAAAAGATGGGGAAAGTAGTAGATGGTCTAACACGATTAGAAGATATTGTTAAGAAAGAAGAGCAAGCAGCTAATACAAATAGAGGAGGAATAGAAGTAAACAAATATAGTATGTAATGGATTTTTTAGAAGATATAGAACTTTATAATACCGCCATGAATAATGCTTATTTTATTATAACTAAACGTAAAACTGTAGATGATATTTATTATGAATTAGAGGAAGATATTATAGAAGATTTTCCTTTACCTTTTGATCCTATACATGAAGATGGGAGAACAGAGGATATAATTGATATGGTTATTGAACATTTTACTAGTACAGAAGAGTACGAAAAATGTGCAGAATTAGTTAAAATAAAAAATAGAATTGGGAGAAAGGTTTAAAGATATAAATAGAATAAGGCCAGCAGCTTTAACTTTTCTTAAGAATGGTAGATTCACTGATGCCCTTCCTGGAACCAAAGATTATTATGATTATTGGGATGAAGAGAAAAAAAGATGTATGTATGGGTATACTATAGATGAATTACATATTACAGGATTTCATTATTTTTATTTAAATTATTGTCCAATTGATAGGGCTATTGATGAAGAACTTCCAGACGGAACAATTCAATCTAGACGTGAACGTACATTCCCTAGATTCTATGATGGTGATTGGGAGTATTTTCAAGAAATAGATAAAGCTAGGGCAGCTAATAAACATATGATTGTTTTAAAGGCTAGGAGAAAAGGATACTCTTATAAAGCTGGGGCTATGTTAGCTAGAAATTATTTCTTTGTAAAGAATTCTAAAAACTTTGTATTTGCAGCACAAAAAGAATATTTAATTGGGGATGGATTATTATCTAAGGCATGGGAGTTTTTAACTTTTATAGATGATAATACAGCATGGGCACAACCACGATTACGAGATAGGGAGATGAGTAAAATGTCAGGGTATAAGAAAAAGATAAATGGTATTGAGATAGAGTTAGGTATGAAATCTCAAATAATGGGGGTAAGTTTAAAAGATGCCCCAGATAAAGTGAGGGGTAAAGCAGGGGAATTAGTTTTCTTTGAAGAAGCAGGATCATTCCCAGGATTATTAAAAGCTTGGGAGGTAACAATGCCAACGATGAGGCAAGGAGCTAAAACATTAGGATTAATGGTAGCTTTTGGAACAGGGGGTACAGAAGGAGCAGATTTTGAAGCAATGGAAGAAATATTTTATAATCCAGGTGCATATGATTGTATGGAGTATGAAAATATATGGGATAAAGGAGCTATGGGGAGTATATGTGGGTATTTTATCCCTATACAAACTAACTTAGATGGATTTATAGATAAAAATGGTAATTCTGAAAGAGATAAAGCTGTTACATATGAAGAAGGGATGAGGGAGAAAAAGAAAGGTGCAGCCGATGCCAAATCATTAGATCAATATATTGCAGAGCATCCTTTCTCTCCTCAAGAAGCTACTTTACAAGTAACAGCTAATTTATTTGATGTAGCATCTTTACAAGAACAATATAATAAAATTAAAGTTCATAATTTACAATCTCAAGGAACTGTAGGAGAATTTTATTATACAGTTAAAAATGAAGTTAAGTTTAGACCTAACCCTACTTTAAAACCAGTGATCAGATTTCCTCATAGAAGAGAAGATGATAATTCAGGGGCTGTTGTAATATATGAGTCCCCATACAAAAATAATCAGCAGCAAGTTCCTAGAAATATGTATGTTCTTTGTCATGACCCGTATGGACAAAGTAAATCTGCTGACTCTACATCTCTTGGAGCAGCTTATGTCTTGAAACAACCAAATAATTTATCTCGTCCTGATGATATGATAGTCGCTTCCTATGTAGGGAGACCTAATAGTTCTGATGAATATAATCGTAATTTATTTATGTTAGCAGATTATTATGGGTGTAAAATTGGATTTGAGAATGATCGAGGGGAAGTTATAGCATACGCAAAGAGACATAGAAAGTTACATAGACTACAAGAAGAATTTGAAATGTTAGATAAAAGAGAACTTCAATCAAAGAAAGTTCGTAGACAGTATGGAATGCATATGACTGAAGCTAGGAAAAGACAAGGGGAAATATATATTAGAGATTGGTTAATAACTCCTAGAGGAAAAGATGAAGATGGTAATTCTTTATTAAATTTACATAAAATTTATGATCCAGCATTACTTATGGAATTAATTAAATTTAATCATGATGGGAACTTTGACCGAGTTATGGGATTAATGATTGGTATGTATCATACTAGAGAATTATATAATGCAGAGATCAAAGATGTATTAGCAGATAGATCTGCAGATAAATGGTTTGATTTAAATTATAAATAAGTGATATATTATAGATATAAAAGATAAAATAAAATAAGATTACATGATATATAGAATTATTGTGTATATTTGTTAATTAAATATTATGGCTACATACCAAGAGATTCCAAGACAAAAACTATCGATTTCTAAAAAAACTGAGCAGTGGCGAAAAGACTGCGTAGAGGCTTATATTAATATATCTAGCCTTGGGGGTTATGGGGTAGGATTTTCTACAAGACGTGGAGAACTCCAAAGACTTTATGACTTTTATAATGGAGAAATTGCAGAGACAGATTATGATTATGTGTTAAAACCATATGGGAAAACACGTAAAAATTTCCCGTCTAAATTAAGGAATTACCCTATTATAAAACCTATTATTGATTTATTATTAGGGGAGAAAGCTAAAAGACCTTTTAATTATACTGTATCAGTTACAAATGCTGATGCCGTTACAATGAAAGAAGAGGCTTTAAATCAAATGATATATACTAATTTAGAACAGACTCTTATTAATCAATTAAATGAAGGGGGGAGAGAGACAGGAATTCCTAGTCAAGAAGTAGAAACTCCTGAACATATTGCAGATTTATTTAAAAGAACGTATGTAGATAATAGAGCTATAATGGGGCAATCTGCATTAAATTATATATTAGAGAAACAAGAAGTATCTGATAAAATACAACAAGCATGGTTTCATTTCTTAATTTCTGGGGAAGTATATACAGAAAGAGGAGTACGTAATTCTGAACCATTTTATGATATATTAAATCCTTTAGATGTAGATTATGATCTTGACCCAGATTTAGAATTTGTAGAAGATGGAGACTGGGCTGTAACTAGAAAATTTATGCATGCCTCTACAATTATAGATAACTATTATGGATTTTTAAAAGATAAAGATGTTGATCAATTAGAATCTCCTACAAGAAATAAACTAGATAGTTTTTTAACTTATTCTGGATATACAGATGATAGTGATCCATACAGAAATAACTTAATAGAAGTTGTTACAGTATATTGGAAATCAAGAAAAAGAGTAGGATTTGTAAATTATATAGATCCTCAAACAGGACAATGGGAAGAAATGGAAGTTACCGATGGATTTAGAATGCCCCCTGAATTAAAAGAAATGGGGGCTAAAATAGAATGGTTATGGGTTAATGAAGTTTGGGAAGGAACAAGAATTGATGAGGATATTTATATTAATATAAATCCACTTATTAATCAAAGAGGAACTATAGATAATCCTGCAAAATGTAAATTACCAATTAATGGTAGACGTTATTCTGATGTAAACTCTAAAAATATATCATTAGTACAATTGGGAGTTCCATACCAATTAAATTATAATATATTTAAATATAGGTTAGAACTAGCAATCGCTAGAAGTAAAGATATTATCGCTCAATTTGATATTAATATGATCCCTAAAAAATGGGATATGGATAAATTTATGTATTATGTAGAAGGAACAGGTATCGCTTGGGTAGATTACAATAAAGAAGGAGTACAATTGTCACCTCAGCATCAATCTGTATTAGATATGTCTATCAAAACAATTGAACAATACATTGTACTCCTTAACTCTATAATGGAAGAATGGGAAAAATTGTCTGGAGTAAATAGACAAAGACAAGGACAAGTAGGAACTTATGAAGGGAAAGCTACTTCACAACAAGCTATTGTACAATCATCTCATATAACTGAAGATTATTTTAGAAAGTTTGCACGATTAGAACAAAGAGATTTACAAGCTCTATTAGATTATTCTAAACAAGCATGGTTAGAAGGTAAAAAGAGTATGTATATAATGCCTGATGGTACAACCGATTATTTAGATGTAGATTCTTTAACTCATATGGAATCAGAATATGGTATTTTTGTAACAAATTCAGGAGCTGAGCAAGATAAATTAATGAAGGTAGAACAATTAGCTCAATCTATGATACAAAATGGAGTACCTGCATCTACTGTTGCAGAGATGATAGATACACAATCTTTTACACAACTTAAAGATAAAATTAGAAATGCAGAGGAAGCTATGCAACAATTAGCGCAACAACAACAACAAGCTGAACAACAAATGCAACAAGCGCAAATGGAACAGAAAGAAAGAGAAGCACAAAGAGAAGAGCAAAATAATGAGAGAGATAGACAAAATAAAATGGATATAGCTCAACTCCAAGCGGAAACTGATATACAAATTGCAGAAATGCGGGCTGATACTGAAGCTGATAAAATAGAATCAAAAGAACAATCTGATAAAGAAGTTAATTTAATTCAAAGAGAAAATCAATCTGAAGCTAGAAGATCAAATACTGCTAGAGAAAATATTGATAAAAAGAATATTGAAAGTAAAGAAAAAATTGAAAAAGCTAAAGCACAAGCAGCTAAAAATAAACCTAAAACATCTAATTCATAATGCCTAGTTGTGTAGACGACTTTAATATAGGGGATATAGGACCTGGAGGAGGACTAATATTTAAAGTACCTTCGACTGGAGATCCACATTATTATGAAATAGCCCCTGTAGATATAGGGACAGCAACATACCCACAATATACTACAGGATTTGATATTACGAATCAAGATTGTAATTTAAATAATGTTCAAGGATTTGAATGGGGGAAATCAGCTCCTATGTCTTTTTATAATAATCCTGCAGTTCCATCAGGTAGTTTTAATGGTAATTATGGTAGATATTTTGGAGAAGGTAAATGGGCTTCCCAACTTATAGCGGCAGAACCATTCGCAGGAACTACAGGTGTTCCATCAAATGATATTAATAAAGTGGCAGCTGTTGTATGTGAAACTTGGATATATGGGGGTCAAGAAGATTGGTTCTTACCTTCAACGATGGAACTCCACTATGCTCATAATTCTTTATATGGGAATGGATTTCAAATTCCAGGCTTACATCATACAAGTGGAACAGGAAGTAGTTACTATAGAAATCAATATTGGACTACAGGACAAAAACTTAATGGAGTATTCAAAGATGCTATAGAATTTACTACTGGGGGTATAGCAGGTCCAAGTAGTAATACAGTTACATTAAAATATTGTCATACAAGATCAGTAAGAGCTATTAGGAGATTTACCCCTTGTATAGAATATAATTATAGATATGAAACTCAAAATGTTGAATCAATAGTTCCACATCCATATTCAACTGCTCCTAATATAATGTATAGTGAAGCGGACATTAAAGGTTCTTTAAGTAGAATATTTAGTTCAGATTTTATTTTTAATCCTAATTTTCCTCTTGGGTTTTACTCAGTACCTTATAGAACAAGTACTTTTGGGGGTAAAATTTTAAATTTTTATATTAATGATATAGATACAAATTTACAAAATGTTACTAACCATTTTCCAACTTGTTACGTGTCAGGTACCATTAATGCACACATAAATGGAATGTTTCATTCCGGTCCTTTTCCTGGTTTTAATACTACATGGCGCTATAAAATATATAATATAAAAGAAGAATTAATAGGAGATTTTGAATATGAAAGATGTACATATAATCCGCCTCCAAACTATATAGCATTTTATCCTGGCCATTGTAGTTGGACACCTTGCTATTGGTCTGAAAGGCAAAGATGGAAAGCAACTCATTATATGAAGTCTCCAATAACAAGTAATGTTTATTTAGATCTTAACAGACATGAAGGACCTTTTTATATTAAAATAGAGAATGATTGGATAGATTGTATGATTACTAATCATGGATATAAATATTCAAATACTGGTGAATTAGAAACTTATCCGCTTGGAGCTCCTGCTAGTAAACAAAAAAATATTAGGGGTAATTCAACAACTGTTTGGAATGGTTATACTGCTCTGAGTACTTGGGGACAAACAGCTGCGTTTACTACTGAATTTGCACAACAGGTACGTTCTCAATATCCTTTTAGTTGGGTGTGTCAATCTCGATGTTCTAATGATCCGAGTGGATTACCCGGCATACCTAAACCGTGGTATCCTAATAGAATAAATCCAGGATCAATTGAAGAAACATCATTAATACAAAATCCAAATGGAGGTCTAAATTCTAATACTACAATTCCAACAATATGGACTGATTGGTCTCCTCATCTTGCTCTTAATCCTTCTTGTATGCCTAATGCTACTTCTTTATGCTGTGAATTAGGAGGTACTCCTACTTCAGATAATCCATATTCTTCTCAAGCTGCTAATCCTAGTTCTAACGCTCTTAGATATGGATATTCAAATATGGAGGAACAATTAAGAGAAGAGAAAAATTTAATTTTTTCTAATGAAAATACTAAAACTGCATTTAAGCATACACCTGAACATCCTTTTGGAATTGAAACACCATACACTGATAATACAAAAAAACAACAACAAAAACCTAATAGAAGAACTTTTAATAGAAAAAAGTAGATGAGTAGAGAGATGGAACTTCTTAAGCATGCAATTGCCACTAATAGTAATTATAGTAATATATTACAAATGGAGCAGCAAAATGCTATAACTCAACAACAACAAGAAGAAGGAATGTTAAATATGCCTCAAAATACTGCAATGACATTTCCAAGTTCTTCTGGATCATTTCACACACAAGGAATGAAATTTAATTTAGATATTTCTAAATTTGATAATACAGGTAATTTAGTTAGATCATATGAAAACACACCCCCAGGAATACAAAGTCTTTCAATGGGGGAAGGAGAAGGAACAGTGATAGAAACTCCATCTTCTTATAAAAAAGGTGGGTTTAATGCTCAAATGTCTACTGAAGATAGTACTGAAGTAAATAGATTAGCAGATGCATATAATACTT